GATTACTAGATCATCTTTGATCTCAGATAAAGTAATAATCTTGTCAAGATTCAATACGAATACATCTTCTTCAGTCATTTTTATCCAAGGTTCAAACTTGTATCCCAAAGGGATACTCGCACCTGCGGTGCGAACTTCTTGACATACAACAGGATTATCAATAATTATTTGTTCCTCTTCTGATGAGTAGTCTACAATGACTTTTGTTAGTATCTCTTCTCCACTAACAAGTTTTACCGTTGCGACAAACTCATCGTACGGTTCTTTGTTGTTATCAGATTTTGATCTGAATAATTTCATAACTGAACTTTTCCTCGTTGTAGTATTTGATGCGTTCAATCAAATGATTCAATGTATAGTTTTGTTTTGACCCTTTCTTACAATCATCTGCTATATCATAAAGAGTTGCATTCAACTTATCTTTACTTTTTCTAAGCACTCTACCTATGGATTGTAGAGTTCTGATCCTAGATTTACTAGGTGATGCAAAGATGACATTATGTAGATTTTTTATGTTGATTCCTGTCGAGAATGTGCCGAAAGATGCAATTATGATTGCGTCATTCTCTTCTTCAGTAATTTGTCTTACTGATTCTCTCTCCTCAACATCTACTCCACCGTGAACAAAGAAAATTTTTCGTTCATCTTTATTTATTATATCGTATAAGACCTCGCCATGGGTGGCAACCCTACTGTATAGTATCAATGTGTTGCCTTTCAAGTCCCACGCTAGGTTTCTAATAAATTTATTTCTTTTATCATGAGTAATAAGATACTGTACTTCATCCTCATATGTGTCGAATGTAGTAGGTTCATGTTTGAGTAATAGCACTTTGATGTTGAGTGATGCTAGATAACCTTTCTCCTGTAACTCTTTAGTATTGACGATTTTATAAGAGGGTCCGAATAAACCTTCAAGTACCCACTTATGAGTTTGTGTACCATCAAGCGTACCTGTGAAACCATACCTGTACTTTGTGTCATAGAGTTTAGTCATGATACTTACTAATGATTTAGACTTGAATTGGTGTGCCTCATCACCTATCACCACATCAAACCTCTGAAACCACGTCTTAGGTAGTTTGTATATTGATTGCCACGTTGAGATTATGACTGGTTTTTGACTAAGTAAATCTTTACCTGCATATATTTTGTGACAGTGTGTGTCTGCGTCCCAACCATACTCTATGAAGTCCTTATACATTTGTTCTACCAGTGATGTGGTGGGAACTATAATGAGTGTTGACCTCTGATGTTCTGTATGGTATCTTGTAATAGCGTATATCATAAGGGACTTACCTGACCCTGTAGGTGATATCAATAACCTTCTATTCTTTTGTAATGCATCAAACACACCCTCAATCTGATAATCACGAGGTTTGTATTTTGAGATTCCCGTTAGGTAATCCTTTACTCCCTCATGAGAGACAGATTCCGTCTCTTGGTACGGGAGGCCATAGAACTTGGAGTTCTCAAATTCGTAATCGTAATCGTATCTGCGACAAAATTGAACAATCTTATCAAGAAGACCAACGTAAATTTGATTCTTCTGTAGATTAAATAATCTTATCTTACCATCCCAATACTTTGATCTGTACTGGGGCATGAACTTAGCACCTGGTACGTCAAATGTAAATTCGTCTTGTAACTCGTGTCTTATATGTGGATCACAATCTATCTGTAAATATACTTCGTTCTTCTTTTTGATAACAAGATTAGCCATAACCTGAAGAGAACCTTCGCCACTCAATAGCATTCTTTATTTGGTAAGTTCTATTAGAGACTTGCCTGAGTATTTCTTCAAGATACTTGAGCATAGTGTCGTAGTATTCAATCTTCAGTTTGACCTTACTTAGTTTTTCATCTGAGTCAAGGTATAACTTGAGGTCGTCTTTATCTCTGACCTTGTAGGGAAAGGGTTCTTGAGCATATATATCTGCTGTTGCTTTCCCTGTGTAATACTTACGTCGATCTAATAAACTACTGGTATAGACTGCTTCATCACGCTTACGCATGAGCAGTATTGTATTATATAGGTTGTAATATCTGGCGTGTAACTGTGGTATCTTTAGACTCTCTGTATCTAATTCATCTTGATTCATCTTTGAATCTTTCTCCCACATCTCCTGTATAGTTTCGAGAGATAGGGGACTAGACTTTCTTTCCATTTACGTCAATCACATCAAAAATAGTATAGCGGAATGATGCTGTAGCAGTGTAGTATGTCTGCTGTTCCTGTGTAGCATCAAAAGGAACTGCACTCAAAGATATTGGAAATACATCCTTGAATTTTATTCTGACTGTGGGATTGTAATCACTATTCAGAATCATAAGAGTTGCATCAGATCTCTCATTGAATGCGTCACCAGATCTAGGTCCCTCTGGAAGTAACCTATCAGTATCTCTGAGTTCATCAAATTGAGATATTGACTCTGGAAAACCAAGTGATGTGATCCACTGATACAACTGAAGATAGTTTTCCATATCTTCATCAACCATGAAAGTTATATTAAGATCACCGTACTGTAACTTATCACCTGGCAGTGGTAAATCTCTCAAGTAATTTGTTTGCACTGCTGTGCCCAATGAGACTTGAGGTATGTTTGCAGAATTGCAATAGAAATCTACCTTCGGACATCTGTTCAACAAAAATTTGAACCCAACAACAGACAAGAAGTTTCGATTAGAAACCTCCTGATACTTACTAGGATGAACAGATTTTCTTGTTGGCATTATCGACGTAGCGTTTGTAGATATTCTAAGACGTGCTCACGTATCCACATGAGTTCGTTATAACAACCCTGATTGTGTGCACAACCTCTCAGTTTAGAGTCAGGTGTGTGGACAGACTCAATAAAAATATCGAGACCACGATTCCATTTTACATCTTGTGACTCTTGTACATCAATCGATCCTTGGTCTTTCATGGTTTAGTGGTACTATCATATTTATGATAGCATAAAAAAAGGACTGCCGAAGCAGTCCTTGATACAGTGTAATAACTGAATTACATTAGGTTTGTAACCTTTACTCTTCTGTAGTATCTGTTGCTAGAAGCAGTGATTCTACCAAGACCTTGAGTTGTACCTTCAGCGAATGGGTTGGCAACCATACCATATCTGGTCTTGAAGCCAATCTTGGGCTGGAAGGTGTCTTGTCCAACTGCTCTTACCATTTGTAGAGGAACATATGGGCAATAGAATAATCCAGCATCATAAGGAGATGTACCTTTGTAACCCATAACGTAGTACTGGTTAGCATCTAGGTTAGCAGCGAATGGATCGATGTATACCTTGTAGCGTCCGTTTAGTGTACCAGCAAATGTGTTACCTGTGTCATCAACCTGTAGGTTGCTGTTTAGTGCAGGTGTGTAGTCTAACTGACCTGCTGCTGTAAGAGCAGAAGCAACGTCTGCGGAGCAAAGGATGATGTTACCCTTTCCACGACGAGTTCTTTGTGCGATTGCGTTTGCATCTCTCTCAAGTTGGAAGATCATACCTTTGAACTTCTCAACCATCCATCTTCCGTTTGAGTCGGTGTCTAGATCAAATATACCAGTTGTTGCTGTGTTTGTTTGTGCACCAGCTTCAGCAGTCTTGTAGATAGTTCTAATGATCTCTCTATTGATCTCAGCAAGGATCTCAGTAGATAAGATATTAGCAAGTTCTGCTTCTGCATCTAGACCATGAATTGCCTTCAAGTCTTGTGCTAGTTCTAGACTGTACTCTGCCTTTAGAGCTCTTGACTTAGCAGTAACCGAGACCTTCTCGATACTGAATGCCATCTCTCTAAAGTCGTTAGAAGTTGTGTTGTCTCCTAACTTTTCAAGATCTTGTGTCTTGAAACCTTGTCCAACTGAGTAGTCGTTTGCAGAACCACCATTTAGAATGGATGGGTTTGTACCGCCTTGTGCAGTTGTACCGAAACCAACATCAGTTCCACCGTCAGTAGCACCTGTGTAATCACCTTGATCAAGTGATGCAGCAGAGTTCTGAGCAGAGAATGCTGAATCTGGTTCGTTGAATAATGCTTCTGTTCCGTTCTGGTTGTCGAAGCGGCTTCTCATTGCGAAGATCAAACCTGTAGGTCCGTTCATTGGCTGAACACCTGCTAGGTCGTATGCAACGAGGTTTGGCATTGATCTTCTGATCAATGAAATTAGAACTGGGTCGAAACCAGCTACAGGTCCACCAACAGCAGCACTACCAGAGAAACCTGGGTTGCCTGTGCTTGATGGGTCTGTGTTTACTGTAGGAGGTGCTTCTGATAAGAATGCTCTCTCCTCTCTAAGAAATCTTTCTTGGTTTTCTAGAAGTTGTGCGGTAACCGCTTTCCTGTGGTTGTCG